GCACCATCATCAATATACTTCTTTTCAATATCAAATACCCTAACTTCATTATCGAAATTAGATTTTACGGCAACAACTTTATGTTTAAATTTGAATTCATCAGGATCCATTTTTAATTCCTTTCTAATAAATGAAGATACAGCTAGCGTATAAAAGAACATTTGTCTAGCATAGTTTTAGACATATTATCAGATTCAAAACCTACCTTATGAGTTTTAAGCTCAACTATAGTAGCTTCTTTTTTATTATAATCAATAATAAATCTATCAATTTTACTTTTAAACTTTCTTCCAAGTTTATCTTCAAATAATATTATAGTTTCATTAAACGAATCAGAAGTCATATCTCCATCTCCAAGACCATACAATAAAGATGCTGCTCTTTTATGTTTAGAAATATTATGTTCTATTCGTTTAATTCTTTCATAATCACTTTTAGATAAGAATATTTTGTCTCTATTCTTTTTTATTTCATCAATATGCTGTTTATAGCTTTCGTACAAAGCTTTAGCTTTATCAATGATATTCTTTTCTTTTAGTTTAGCTGTAAGGTACGATAGTTTGTATGCTGATATTAACGCAGCGTCATCTATCTCCTCGTCCGTACTAATAAGAAATTCACAAAACATTCTTTGGTTAGAATTTACTGGTCGATTATATTGTGGTACATAATATGTACGTGCAAACTCAGCTGGCTCTAATATTCTCATATGTACAGCCTTGCCAAACTCTAAATAATCTTTAGTATCTTCTTCTGTTGTATGCATTTTCTTATTCAGATATGCTGGACCGGATAAAGCCCAGCCCAGCATTGAATTAGTTACATACGTGCGATCAGCATAATACCAATCGTCATTTAATTTATCTGACTCCAAGTGCATTCTGTGTTATTTTGATTTTTACATCTTCATAAGAAATAGGCATATAATCTGAATTATCAATACCAACATCTAATTGCATACCAACATTAAGTCCTCTTTCTTTTGCAGTAGATCTTGGACCACTATGAATATGTCCATGTAGATTCCATGATCCACGCTCTTTCTTATTCCATGTTAATAATGGATAATGACATAACATAAGATATTGTGTATCTCCTATTTCTTCGTCTTCAACTTTAATTTCATATAAATCATGAACAGATGCAAACATTTTCTTGATAATCTCTCTATCAAAATGATTTTGATAGTCATGATTACCCATAATCAAATGAATTTCTCCATTTAATCGTTTAACTATATCTTCAATCTTTGGGACGCTACTTGTAAAAGCAAAGTCTCCTAAATGAAATACAATACCATCTTCAGGTACTGTTTTATTCCACCATTTTATCAAAGTTTCATTCATATCTTCAATATCACCAAATGGCCTATTAACAAAATGAATGATATTCTTATGATAAAAATGAGTATCAGATGTAAAGAATAGTTTTTCTATTTTATCAACTTTTACAATCATATAGAATATATTTGTACAACCAATTTTCTGTCTTCATGTTTATCTATCTCTACAAATTCTATGCCAAGTTTTTGTAAATACTTTCTAGAATCATCAATAATGACAGGTTTATGGTCCATTTCTTTAGCTGTTAGAGTGTCTAAAACTACTTTAAACCATATATATACGAAATTATCAAGATCGTTCTCACCATCTATCGTATCATATAAGATAAAGTTTACACCAATTGGATACTGTTTATTTCTAACAGATGGAATATGTTTGATGTATCCTAACAAATAGTTAGACATATCCCTTTTAATCTTTCTTCGTATGTGAGGATTAGAACCAGACCAGAAATATTGTGAATTAATCTTCTTCATATTTGGTTTCCCAGCTGTTCTGGTGTTTTTAATAATTCTCTCATTTGTTTCTACGTTTCTTAAGATTCCATCTTTACCGAAGTAATAATGCTCATTTTGATACTTTTTAGGTATTCTGTTTCCTTCTTTATAATATACTGCTCTTCTCTTTTCAGATAGCTTTATATATTCGATAAAGTGTGGAATCTCAAATTCATAGAAATATTTCATAACTCCCATAGTTATCTATTTTAGAACGGGAGATCACCATCAGACACTTTATATTTCTCGTAGTTTATTAAATTATTTATTAAGATTTTTCCTTTTTCTAATCCATACTTCTTTACATAGTCCGAGATGTCTTTGATTCCTAATTCATTAAGATAATCTGGTATAGATATCTTAGTGAAATGAGGATGCTTTTCTATAAGCTTATCAGACTCCCGTTTTCCAGTTAAATCATTATCATATAGTACAAATATATTAGATTGCTTAGCTATAATCATAGCTCTAACAGCAGCTTCTAATGTAGCTCCCTCATGTTGTACTGCAAAAGATTGAAATCCAATCTTATATAATACCATAACATCTTTAAGAGATTTAGTTAAGATAATATCTTTAACTTTCCAGTCAACATTATCTATACCTTGTACTATATTATTTCCAGCATTAGTAAGCCATTTTCCACGTTCACTATACGGTGCATAAATTTTATACATTGGCAAAGTGTTAAGATATCCTAAATGATATGAATATACAGGATTTGCTTGTGAATATGTTCGTACTAATGCTTTATCTACCCATACATATTTAGCAGAAGATACATGATACTTAACTAGTGTACCTAAGTCAATATGATATTGATCCCAATATGCTACATCAGCCATTGTAAAAGGTTGTGTTTCTACCTCAATAATTTTAGGTTTCTTTGGCTTCTTCTCAATTTCCTTTTTAGCTGGTATAACTTTAGTTCCTATCAATTTTACTTTTGTTTCTATATTAAGTCCCATATCTTGATCAATATGTCTTAAGGCTTCCATATACGAGCAATTTCCATTTATTTTCATTACTAATGCTATTACTCCATTAGCTTTACTCATTTCAGGATCTCCCCAATCTCTCCATAGTAATCTTCCAGAAGTGGTTTCAAATATGGAAAGTGAAGGATTTTTATCTACTCTATATGGTGAATGATATTTTTTAGTAAGACTTATTTCCTCACCTAGATAGAACTCATATATTTGTTGATCACTTACTTTTTCATTTATTGCCTGTTTAGTCAATAAGTCCTCTTTTAAACTGAATATCATCTTTTTTGTTTTTGATATTTTAGCATTTCATTATGCATAAAACTCAAATATCTTTGGTAATTTGCTCTATTAAATAATTTTAAATCATGGTTTTCAATGAGCTTTTCATTATCCCAAAAATCAGGAATTTTTTGCACAAAATCCATGCCATCAATTAGTTCTACATTAAATCCATATTTTCTAAATGGTTTATGTTTTCTAATTAACGCTACAGCATCTATTATTGCTGGCCTATCCAAATCCATAGAGATGTAGAGAGTGCCCCATAAGGGCACCCTCAATAGCTCATCTCTTATGAAACGAATAGTATTTATTTGTTTTCTAGAATAAGTCTTCATCTACACTACTAATTGTTGAATCTGAACTTGTTTCAAACTGTACAGAATCTGATTTACTAGGTGGTGTAGGCAATAACTTAATATCTCTATTTTTATCGAATTTCATTTTCGATTCTTCTTTAGGAATCTTCAGTGATTCTACGAAATTAGAAAATGCAAGTTGAGTTCTTAATCTGACATCTCCATCATACTCATACTCTTCTCCTACAAATTTCCAACGTCCTTTCTTTCCTGTAAGCATAGCATTTAATTGCTCAAGTGTATATTCACCATCTGCTTTATCTGCGCCTACAACTTCACGAATCATTGATTTAATACGCTGTAACGAAATGCGCTCTCCTTTCTCAGTTGAGAAATAAAATCGCTCTTCATGTTCACGTGCATTGTCTAATGTGACAAATTTGATGGCGAGGTAATATTTACCATTATCATTAGTTCCATCAGTTACTCCAGTAATTTGAGCTTCTTCAATTCCTGGTTGAATTCGACCCATGATCTCTTCAACTCCTTTAAATCCAAAAGTTTTACTCATATATATTTAGTTTATTTAGTTTCAGTTTTAGTAGCTTTTTCAACAACATACTCTTCTCCAGCCTGATAAGCATTAATCTTATCAATTATCATTTTCATATCATTGTCTTCAAGCAATTCCAAACACCCTTCAGGGGATTTGGCTTCACGACCAGAACCATCTCTGTTCGTTAAGAATTTATATTTTACTTTTCCGCTTTCTTCATATACAACGGCATGTAAAACATAAGTAAAATAGCTGGGTATTTTAATTAAGTTATCAAGTAACTTTCCAGGCGTCAACATAAATGTTTCGCTCTCCCCATCACTATTAATCATAGTTGTGGTATGTGCAATTAAGATTACATATAGATCATCTCTTAATTCTTTTTCCATACCAATAACGGCTTCAAAAGCATCCACCGCTAATTTATTCCATTTACTAAAACCAGAAATATTAGTATCAGCTAATACTCTTTGTCCTAATAAATGACCAAAATCCTCTACCACAATAGTTTTGATTTTAGATCCAGCATTAATCTTCTGGATATATTCTCTTAATTGTGGCAGGTTTTCAACAAAGAAAAAGTTCTTATTCTCCTTGTTATACATTTTTCTAGCACCCTTAAAAGGCAAATCCTTTGTATTAGGCGATAGAATAACAGTAGTTTTAGGGTCGAGGTTCATCAAACTTCTGGATTTACCAGAACCAGGATTTCCCTCGACTAATATAAATCTAGCCATATTAGTTTATTTTATATATATTTATTTATATACATAGAATCTTTAGCTCTTGATTTATTTACTCTTAATTTATTTATTCTTTATTTAATCCATGTTTATTTAATTCTATTTCTATTCTATAAAAATCATCCCATAAAAATTGAAATTGTTTATAGAATAAAA